GAATGGCGAAAGAAACTGCGCGAGGAGCTGCGGTTCCGCCGAAGCGTATGTCTGAAACTCATGCAGAAAATCGGCATCGACACCACGGACTGGGCAAGGGTCAACGATTTTTGCCTGAATCCCCGGATCGCCGGCAAGCCTTTCGGCCGGCTCGATACCGAAGAACTGGAACAACTGGCCGTAAAGCTGCGCTCCATCGAGCGGAAGGGAGGGCTGAAAGTGAAGGAAACGGAAAAGAGACAAGAACACGAAGTGAAACAACCGGGCCGGACCGTCTATGTAATCATAGACCCCAACGCCCCTAAAAACTAATAGAAATGAAAACAGAAGCACGAAAAATCCTTGACGGGATTAAAATCCAGCTCCTTGAAGCGGCGACATGGCTGTCGGCCGAAGAGCGGGAGGAGTTTTTCAGCGACATCAACGAATGGACATACGAGCAGTACGAGGCGGCATTGGTCTGTCAAGAGCCTGAAATGCAGAATTACGAGGAGGACGATGCATGACCCTGAACGACCAGAACAAGGTGAAAGCGGCCGGCTTCATTATTATCCGAAAAGCCGACTATCCGATGCCGAAAATCAAAGTCAGCACAAAGTACAACGGAGGGTGGAAAACTTACGGAGTGTATGAGACCAAGGCCGCACGGGACAAAGCGTTCAAGACCCTTTTAGAAAGCAACAATATTATCAGTGATTAACCCTAAAAAACAATTAGAATCATGGAAGAGAGAAGCAAACAGACCGTGTTCATGACGGAAGAGGAAAAGGCCGAGTTCGAGGCTTTCCAACAGGCGAAAGCGAGAAAAGCGGCCGAAGAGAAGGCCAAAGCCGACCGGGAAATGTACAGGCAGATGGTGGACGAGGAGATCGAGAACTCCATTCCCGTGTTGCTGGGTATCAGCGAGGAGATCAAGGAGAGCAAACAGAAGGTGCTTGACAATTTCAAGGCTATACTTGCCATGAAGTCCGACCTGTTTAAAACGAAGATGCGCAACGACCAACGCAGCCATACCTTCACCAACAGCGCAGGCGACAAACGCATCACTCTGGGCGTGTATGTGACGGACGGCTACCGGGACACGGTAGAGGACGGAATCGCCATCGTGAAGGAGTACATCGCCTCGCTGGCCAACGACGAAAAGACGCAGGCGTTGGTGAACATGGTGTTCCGGCTGTTGAGCCGCGACGCCAAAGGCACGTTAAAGGCCAGCCGTATCGTGCAGCTGCGCAAGGTGGCCGAAGATACCGGCGACGCACGGTTCATGGAGGGTGTGCGCATTATCGAGGAGAGCTACCAGCCGGAGGTGAGCAAGCAGTTTATCCGCGCCGAGATGAAAGACAGGAACGGCATGTGGAGGCCCATACCGCTGGGCATGACCGAGTCGTAAAATCGGAGGAGGCCGGGAAACCGGTCGAAAAGCGTTGACCCCTTAAACAGGAAGTGCCGAAATGTGAAAAAATCGGCACTTTCTGTAATAAAAGCGGGTGAAAATCAATTATATTTGCAGTATGGGCAAAGGGAGAGACAAAGAACTGATCAGGCTGAGGGACGAGGCGCTGTGCCGTCGTTACTATTACTGGACCGAGGTGCAGCGGTTGCGGTTCGACGACGCGCTGCGCATTCTGTCGGAGCGTGAGTTCTTTATCTCCGAGGAGCGTATCATGGCCATTATCCGGCGCAAGTCCCGTGAGGGGACCGACAAGGACTTCAAGCCCCTGCCTAAGGTGAAAGTTCCCCGGCTGACGGCCTCCCAGCTCGAACTGTTCAAGATATAGCGGTGTGCCAACCCCCGTGCCTGCGCTGTAATGGCGTTGGCAAGTCCAGTAGTTATGGCTTAGTGCGACGGGAAGTGGCGCATCGCTATTTTTTTGTTGAAATGTATGGTCTTTGAAAAATAATTCGTATGTTTGCGGTGCTGAGTTTATTTTCTACATGACGGTACTACCGTCCAACGCATTGCGTATGGGCATTTTTTATGCCTTAAAGACATATTTTGGTGTGCCAACCCCGTGACACGGTTGTAATGGCCGGTCGGTCATGTAGAATAGACTTAGCAGCGGGAAGTGGCACACCGTTATTTTTTGGGCCACATGCTAAATATATTCTACAATTATGAACAAGAATCAAGAAAACAAGGCCCTGCGCCTTGAAATGGTGGAAGTGAACCAAAGTCGCTTCGCCGCGGAAATCCTCAGCGGAAACGCAAGTATCAATCTCACACAAATGGCAAAGCCTTTCGGGAAAATCCCCAAAGATTGGCTAAGAACAGAGGAGGCTAAACGTTATATCAAGGCGATAAGCGTTGGGCAGAAATGCCTAACGGCTGACCTTGTGGAAGTTAGGAACGGTGGAAGGCCCGAGAATCAAGGAACATGGTGCAAAGACTACCGCATCGCCTTGCGTTTCGCGCAATGGCTCAGTCCGGAGTTCAGCATTATGGTGGACGAGGCGATACTGCGCTTGCTGTCGGGGAAACGCATGGGAGTGTCCCGCCCTCGCCGTTTGCAGCCGAAAGACCGGGACGAGGTCTTGAAAGCGTTTTTTGCGGAGCTGCCCCAATGGGTGACGTTGGAGGACGAGCGCGAGGTGGCCGAGTTCTTCGGCGTGAGCCGCCACCATGTGCACGAGGTGCTGACAGGCCGCCGCACGGGCTATGCCGTGCTGGCCGCGTTGACGTCGCACGGGAGCGAAAACCGAAAACGTGGAATCCGCCGCCCGGACCTGAGCCCGGAGGCGACAGCCCGGAAAACCCTACAACTGGCTTTGGAGTTCGCGAACGAAACGAAGGAGGGCTGAGCGATGGTACGGTTCGAGAAAGACAAAATCGTGGTGGAGATACCCTCGATGTTCCCGGTCGCCGACTGGCTGGAGCGTGTGAGCGACTTGGTGTATGCCATCGGGGCGATAGATAAAGACCGTGTGGACAACGATAACGACTGCATATACACGCTGTGCAGCCTGATATTGGAAATGATGCCGGAAGAGGGCGATGTGCTCGAAATGTTGCGAGCGAAAGGACTCCGATAATACCGGGCGGAGATGAGACAAGGGGTGGCCGTTTTGAGCGGTCACCCCTTTTGCGTTTTACAGCGTTACGGCTCCATCGCCGACTCGTCGTGCAGGGTGAACGAGAAGGTCGTCTCGAATACCTTGATATAGCCCGGCAGGGCATAGTCCCGGCTCTTCTCCCGTACGAGCGGCGAGGAGTTTTTCGTGCACTGCAAGCATTGCAGGGTTTGGTACAGTTTGTTCGCCAGTTGCTGGCGTTCGCGGGCCTTGTCGTAGGTACCCGATGCGTAGCTGGTGTCGTGGTAGCAGTCGATAGCCAAGCGCACGGTGATGAACGACTCGCTGTTCTGCGCCCCGTAGCCGAGGTCGTGCCAGTTCGAATCGGTGTTGCCGATCAGCACGCAGGGGAAGGTGACCGGGTAGTGGTCCTCCTCCGCACCCATTTCCAACTGGCCGTAGTCCTCGTCGATGAGCGAGAGTTCCGGCATTTCCCGGGCGATTTGCTCCATGATGGCGATAAAGATTTCTTCCATGATTTTAT